CCGGAGACCCCCATGGCGATCGATTCGTCCCTGTTCATCCAGCCCGACTTCATCCCGCTTCGCATGGCCCTGGTCGACTACCTCGACGGCGACTACGAGGCTGCCATCGTCCTGCAGCGCATCTTCTTCCGCTGCCAGAACCCCCACGGCGACGGCACCTGGACCGTCTCCATCGACGACCTCGGCATGGAGTGCCGGCTCAGCACGCATAAGGTCAAGCGTGCCGTGAAGGTGCTCCGCGCCCGCGGTTACCTCGCGTCGGAGCGGACCTCGAAGTGGGACCCCACACTGACGTGGACCGTCGTCACGAGCGAGCCGACCTCCACGTCACGTGAAGGTGAGATTCCACCTCACGTGACGGCGGAATCCACCTTCACTTCCTGTAAGGAAGAACTACTCCCTACGGGAGTAGAAGAAGAGAGAGCACCGAAGCGGCGCTCACGCGCCACACCCCTCTCATCGTCCTGGCGTCCCAGCCTTGAGCACAGGGCGAAGGCGGCAACCCGGGGACTGGACGTCGATGCCGTCGCGGAGAAGTTCATCGCATGGGCGCAGGCCAAGGACCAGCGGTACGTCGACTGGGACAAGGCCTTCCTCGTGTGGCTGACACGCGAACGACCCCCGGCGCGGGAACGCCCAAGGTCTGCGGCTGCGCAGCTGCGCGCCGAGATGGCGACGCAACCGGCGCTCTTGGAGCTGACGCGATGAGCACCGTGACGCGAGGCGAGGTGCTGACGATGCTCGCGATGCTCGAGTCCGCCGGTCTCGCGCCACGGGCGCGGGACGACGACGAGCGCGCCGCGCAGGTGCAGTTCTGGCTTCTCGGACTGGACGGCATGCACCCCGAAGCGGCCGCGGCGGGCTTCAAGTACGCGATCGCACATGCGACGTCGAAGACCTACGCGATCCGCCCCGGGGACATCCGCGACGCCGCCAGGGACGTCTGGTTCGAGCGTGGGTTCATCGGTAGGGGCGCGACTGTCGATGTCGATGACGGCCACGTGGACCCCCTCATGCCATTGACGACGTGGACACGCACCCCGACCGGTGCTCTCGTCCCCGTCGATTCTGCGTGACACCCCCGGCGGCAGACTCTTACTGCCGCCAGGGAGCGGTCGACCGGGGGAGGTCACGTGCCGGGCGTGGGGGGGGATGCTGATTTAGACGCCGCCCCCGCCACGCCCTTGCCGCCGAGAAGGGGGCCGACTGAGATGCCCACGACAGCGCCCAGGTGGGACGACACGCAGATCGAAGCCGTGATCGCGTTCCTCCTCGAGCTCGTCGCCGTCGACATCGCCCCCGTCGCCATCATCGACGAACGCGACCGACTCTGGTCCCTCGCCGACGCGAACCTCGAACCCGTCATCCAAGCGTTCAAGTCCACCCGCGTCACCCGCTTCACCGAGGACGAGCAAGCCGACTTCGCCGGCGAGATCGCCACCCCCGTCGCATCAATCCTCGCCCGCTGCCGCCTCGTCGACTGCAGCAAGCCCGTCCGCACCACCCGCCACGGCGGGCTCTGCATGAACCACTTGGCCGAGATGAACCGACGCCTCGACGGCATGCAGCCTCGCAAGTACGGGCCGACCCTCTGCGCGACATCAGGCTGCACCCGCGAAGTCCACAGCGGCGGCCTCTGCTCCGTCCACGCCCGAGCCCTCCGTCGCCGCGCCGAAGGCAAGCACGAGTACGTGCGCCGAACGCCCTACACGTTCGTCCCATCGACCTGCTCCGAACCCGACTGCGACCGTGAAGCCAAAGCCCGCGGCCTGTGCTCGATGCACTATCAGCGGGCACGACCCTCGCCGGCGCAGCGGAGAAGGAAGACACCGTGACCGCCTGGTCCGGTCACCTCGCGACCCGAGCCCGCGCCTACTGGGCTCCCCTCGTCGAAGCCGGCGAAGCCCACTGCCGCCGCTGCGGCCACCTCATCACCCCCAACCCCAACGCCCGCGACCGCGGCTGGCACGTCGGCCACGTCATCGACCGAGCCCTCGGCGGCACCGACACCCTCGACAACACCTGGCCCGAACACTCCCGGTGCAACCTGTCCGCCGGCGGCAAGCTCGGCGTCGCACTCACCGCACGCCGCCGCACCGACACCCCCACCCGCACCATGCCGCCCGAGCGAGAACGCCGGATCCGCAGCTACCCGTGAGGCCCAGACCGGATCTTTGAACCGAGCGGGCAACTTCCGCTTCCCGTGTGTGTGCTGACGGATACGGGCTGAGTGTCAGAAAGATGGTGGGTTGGGTGGGCGCGAGGCCGACGTGGATGAGCCGGGTGCCGCGGGGGACGGATATCGCGGCGGCGGAGCTCGGGGCGTCGATGCTCGGGTTGTCTCTGTTCGATCAGGGGCGGCGGGTCGCGTCGGTGCTGGAGGCGCGTCGGGGTGATGGCGTCCTGTACCCGGACGTGCTGGTGGAGATAGCGCGGCGGGCGACGAAGACGACGTCGATCTGGGCGACGCTGGTGGGGCGTGCGGTGACGAGGCCGGGATACCGGTGCGTCGTGACGGCGCAGTCGGGGAACATGGCGTCGCGGATCCTGTTGGAGCACGCGACGCTGCTGGTGGCGAACGGGTACGCCCGCTACTCGCAGGAGAAGGCCGACGATCCGGACCTGGCGGTGGTGTTCCGCAACGGGGGCCGGGAGTACATCGCGTGGCCGAACGGGTCGAAGATCTGGGCGGTGCCGCCGGACGCGGGCGCGGTGCGGTCGGCCGCGGCGGACGACGTCGTGGTGGACGAGGCGGGCGAGCTGGATCCGGTGAAGGGGCAGGACTTCATCGACGCGGTTCGCCCGTTGCAGGACACTCGTGGCCCGCTGGCGCAGTTCATCATGGCCGGTACGCCGGGCCGGTCCCGGTCGGGGCCGTTCTGGTCGCGGCTGGCAGCGGCACGGGAGGGGGCGGGTCGGGGGACCGGGATCGTCGACTACGCCATCCGCGACGACGAGGACCCGGAGGACCGCAAGGTGTGGCGGCGGGTGCATCCGGGGCCGTCGTCGAAGCTACCGAACGGGCGGGCGTTGACGCCGATGTCGACGTTGGAGAAGCGTCGCGCCGAGATGGACCTCGTGTCGTTCTCGCGCGAGTACCTGTGCTTGTGGCCGACGGACGCGGAGACGGGCGCCCTTGACGTGGAGGCGTTCAAGGCGGGTGTGGTGTCGTTCCCGGACGAGCGGCCTACCCGGTCGGTGCTGGCGTTCCACGCACCGAAGGAGTCCTCGTGTGCGGCGGTCATGGAGGTGTGGCGCGACGAGGACGGCATGGCGTGCATCGAGGTGCGGGCGTTCCGGCCCGGTACGTCGTGGGTGCCGCGGTTCGTGCATCATGCGGCGAGGGTGGCGAAGGCGCCGGTCGTGATCGACGAGATCGGTGGGAACGTGACGCTCGCGGCCGAGCTGCGGCGGCTGCGACCCGCTGTGAACGTGGTGCCATTGAACCTGCGGCAGGTCGGCGGGGCGGCCCAACTGTTGGCGAACGAGGTCCGGGGTGGGCATGTGCGGCACTTCGACCAGCCGGACCTGACCGCTGCGGTGGAGGGGGCCGGGTGGCGGCCCGCAGGGCGGGACTCGCGGGCGTTCGGTCGTCGCCCAGGCAAGGGTGAGGTCGTGCCCGTGGTGGCGGCGTCGATGGCCCTGTGGCACTACGACACGTTGCCGGCGCGCAGGAAGACGCGGATCGTCACTGCCGGGTGACACCCCCGGCCGCACCCTGCGGTCGTGGGTCTGTTCCCCTGGTTCGGGCGTGTGCCGACGCCGGCTGCTGAGGTGCTGGCGCCGTCGCGTCGCGCCCGCATCGCGTCGCCGTGGTCGCCTGGGATGTCCGCGACGATCATGGCCGCGGAGTGGTTGGGCGCGGACCTGGACCTGGTGCCCGTGTCGCGGGACCAAGCGATGCGCGTGCCGGCAGTGGTCGCCGCGAGGAACATCCTGTGCACGACGCTCGCGCAGGGCGCATTGAAGGCGTTCCGCGGGTCGAGAGAGATCCCCGCCCCGGCCTGGTGCTACCGGACGAACTCCGACATCCCACCACAGCTGCGACTGCTGTGGACGGTGGACGATCTGCTGTTCGGCGGGTTCAGCCTGTGGTGGGTGTCACGGGCTGCAGGCGGGCAGCTCCTCGACGCGGTCCGGGTCCCGCCGGAGCGGTGGACCTTCGACCCGGATGGTGCGATCCGCGTCGATGACGAGAGCGTCGACCGGCGCGACGTGATCTTGTTCACCGGGTGGGACGAGGGGCTGCTGACCACGGGTGCGGACGCGATTCGGGACGCGTTGAAGATCGCGAAGATCGTCCGCACGCGGGTGCAGAACCCGACCCCGGTCACCGTGATCCAGCCGACGGACCCGACGGTCGAACTGACGGACGGCTCTGAGAACGAGGACGACAACGAGCAGCGGACCCTCGTCGAGGGCTACATCGCTGCCCGGAGTAACCCGCGTACGGGTGGGGTCATGTACCTGCCGTGGGGCCTGGCCGTGGAGGACCGGGGGGCGGGCGGCCTGGACCTGCTGGAGGCGGGCCGCAACGCGTCCACCTTGGAGATCGCCCGCCTGACGGGTGTACCGGCGGCTCTCTTGGAGGCGTCGCAGGTGTCCGCGTCGCTTACGTACCAGACGGACAAGACGGTCCGGTCGATCCTGAACGACCGGGTGCGGGCACGCGCCCAGGTGATCGAGGCGTGGCTGTCGATGGACGACGTCACGCCCCGCGGCACCCGCATCGCCTTGGACCTGTCCCATCTGACGACGACTGACGACGGGCTTCCCGCCGAGACGGAGGACTGACCGATGACGAGTGTGCGCATCATGGCGGGGACGCTGACCGCGTCGCGTGCTGACCGGATCGTGTCCGGGCTGCTGCTTCCCTACGGGGAGCTCGGGCGGACGAACCTGGGCCGGTTCACAGTCACCCGGGGGGCGTTCACCCTGCCGACCGACCCGGACGTGCTGACGCTGAACAGGCAGCACGACACCGCTGAGCCGATCGGGCGGGCCGTGACCCTGACGGACTCCGACCAGGGCGTGTTCGCGTCGTTCAAGGTGGCGCGGACCCCTGAGGGGGACGCGTACCTCGACGAGGTGGACCGCGGAGAGCGCAACAGCCTGTCGGCGGAGGTCGCCGGGGTGGTGCTGCGCGGCGGGAAGGCCTTGGCGGGTCGCCTGTACGCCGCTGCGGCGGTCGTGGCGGGCGCGTTCCCGTCCGCGACGCTCCTGGCGGAGGACGTCGGTGAGCGACCGGACGACGAGGACGAACCGATCGAGGACGGCGAGATCGCCGACGAACAGACCCCCACCGACACGGAGTCGGTGGAGAACGCCCCGGACCGGGGCAGGACGGAGGGCGACATGCCCCAGGATGAGACTGCTCCGGTCGTGGAGCAGGAGAAGCAGGACGAGCGTGACCTGAAGGCGGCCCTGCCGGGCAGCCTGGGCGGCGCGTCGAAGACGAAGGCGCCCGCGACGCTGCTGGCGTCCCTGGCGGGCAAGTCGATGCCCGAGGCGGCGACGCTCCTGGCAGCGCTCGACGTCATCAACCAGGCAGACGGCGCGCCGGCGCAGCAGAACCAGTGGCTCGGCGAGATCTACGGGTCGCGCACGTACGTGCGTCGGTTCGCGTCGCTGATCCAGCACGCGAACCTGAGCGCGCTGAAGGCCATCGGGTGGCGCTTCATCGACGGGAAGAGCCCCGTGGTCGCCCCGTACACGGCCGGCTCCCAGCCGAACAGCAACGAGGTGAAGACGGAGCAGGTCACCCTCGACGCGGCGCGTCTGGCCGCTGCGGGCGCCGTCGACCGCGCCTGGATCGACTTCCCCGTGCCGGAGTTCTGGGACGGGTACTTCCGGGAGCAGACGAACTCGTACGAACGGGTCCTGGACGGCCTCGTCCTGGACAAGCTCGTCACGTCGGCGACGGACGTCGAAGCCGGGACCGTGCCGGAGGGCATCGCCACGGCCGCGGCGTACATCGTCGATGGGGCGATGGCGATCCTCGCCGCGGAGCGGGACCTGCCGTCGTGGGCCGTCGTCGGCACCGACCTGTACCGGGACTTTCTCCTGACCCGCAACGACGACCTGCTGGCGTACCTGTCGGCGAGCCTGGGCCTGGAGGACGGTCAGCTGGGCGGCTTCAAGGTCGTCCCGTCGGCGACGCTCACCGGTCAGGTTCTCGTGGGCACGAAGACGTCGGCGACGGTGTACGAGCTGCCCGGTGCGCCGGTTCGGGTCGACACGGTTGCGATCTCGTCCGGGCAGGTCGAGCGTGGCCTGTTCGGCTACCACGCCGAGCTCGTCAACGACGCCAAGGGCCTGGCCCTGGTCAGTGCGCCGACCGGTCCGTGACCGTGGGGCGGTGAGCAGAATGTCGCAGGCAGGCATCGAAACGGGTTGGCTGACGGCCGACTCGTGGCTGGAACCGTACTGGCCCGAGCATCCGCACGCGATGGGCGATGACGACGACAGCGGTCTGCTTGCGGTGCTGCTCACCGCTGCACGCGAGCAGTGCGTGGCGTACGCCCCGAAGCTGCCCGTCGATGCACCCGTTCCGGAGTCGTGGCGTCTCGCGCAGGCGATGCAGGCGCGGGCGCTGCACCGGGCGACGATCACCGGAGACGGAGACCAGATCGGCCCGGACGGCTTCACCGTGCGGGTGTACCCGATGGACCGCAGCGTCAAGGCGCTGCTTCGTCCCAGGCGTAGGCCGGTGATCCTGTGACGCCCCGCCAAGAGCTCGCCAAGGCTCTCGACCAGAAGTTGCGCGCTCACCGCTGGGAGCGGCGCTCCTACCGGGTCGGCGGGTCGGAACTGGCCGACGCGCCCGCGAAGGGCCGCACGGTCGCCCTGTGGGTGACGTCCGTGAAGTCCAGCAACCGGTTCCGGCTCGCCTACGACGTCGAGTTCGACGTGTGGGTGTTCGTCGGCATGGACGACCCGCGGCGGGCGGACGACGACCTGGACGAGGCGCTGCAGGACGTCCTCGGCGCGCTGGCCTCTATCCCGGGCGTGCAGTGGTCCGAGGCGACCCGGGCGACGCTCGCGAACAACCAGGCCCCGGGGTGGCTGATCAAGGTCACCGCGACGGCACAGACATCCGACACACCGACTGCCCTGGAGGGCTGACGCATGACATTCGTTCCCCTGACCACGACGTACAACCTCGTGAACGCGCAACTGACGATCGGCGACGACGAGTACACCGAGGCGCTGTCCGGTGTGGAGTTCACGCCCTCGACGAAGACCAGCGAGTGGAAGGGATTCGCCAAGACCATCACCGCAGTCGACCTCGCGTCGTGGACCGCGAAGCTGTCCTACGCGCAGGACCTCGCGCCGACGGGCCTGACGCGCTTCCTGCACGAGCATGAGGGCGAGGTCTTCCCGTGCACGTTCGTGCCGCTGGACGGCGGCCCGACGATCGAAGCGACGCTGCAGCTGTCGGCTGCGAAGATCGGCGGCGCGGTCGGGTCGGGCATCGTGACCGGTGACGTGACGCTCGCGGTGCAGGGCA